GTTCCTTATAACCCCACAATGTATCTACCTACAAAAAATTATTCTGAATGGAGAACACTTGAAGGTGATTGTGTAGAACCTGTTAAGTTTGGATCTGTTAGCGAAGCACGTGATTTTGTAAAGCAGTATAAAGACGTTGAAGAATTTAAAATTTATGGCAATTCACGTTTTTTATATCAATACATTGCTGAACAACATCCTGAAGAACAAATAAAATTTGATAGCAACAACATTCGTGTCTTTACAATTGACATTGAAACTGCTGCTGAAAATGGATTTCCTAATGTTGATATTGCAGATCAAGAGATTCTTGCCATCAGTGTGAAGGATAGTTTTTCTGGTCGTATTACAGTATTTGGATCGCGTCCTTTTAATAATAAGGACAGCATGGTTGACTACATGCATTTTATTTCTGAAGAAAGCATGATGGGTGCTTTTCTTGAATTTTGGCAAGAAAATTATCCAGATGTAATTACAGGATGGAATGTCAGAATGTTTGACTTGCCATATATTCACAATCGTGTTGAGCGTATTCTTGGAGATAAGTTTGTAAAACTTTTGTCCCCATGGAGATTAGTATCTAAACGAGAGATTTATATTCAGGGTCGTAGAAATTATTCTATTGACATGCTTGGTATATCTACCTTGGATTATCTTGAATTGTATAAGAAATTTACTTATACAAATCAAGAGAGTTATAGATTAGATCATATTTGTTTTGTAGAACTTGGTGAGAAAAAACTTGATCACTCAGAGTTTGATACTTTTAAAGAGTTCTACGAAAAAGACTGGCAGAAGTTTATTGAGTACAACATCCATGACGTTCGTCTGGTTGACAACCTTGATGATAAGATGAAACTGATTGAACTTGCATACACTATGGCATATGATGCTAAGGTGAATTATGAAGATGTGTTTAGTCAGGTGAAGATGTGGGATAACTATATTTACGTGGAACTTTTAAAGCGTAAGATTGCTATCCCGCCGAAAAAGGAAGCGACTAAGACTGAGAAGTATGCAGGTGCTTATGTCAAAGAACCGATTCCTGGGTTTTATGATTGGGTGGTTAGTTTTGATCTTAATAGCTTGTATCCCCATCTTATTATGCAATACAACATCTCGCCAGAGACGCTTCAGGATACCAGACACTCAACTGCTACCGTTGATAAGATACTTAAAAAGCAAGTAGATATTAACGGTGAGTTTGCTGTGTGTGCTAATGGTGCTCAGTATAGAAAAGATAAGCATGGGTTTCTTCCTCAGATGATGAAGAAGATGTATGACTCTCGTGTCATTTTTAAGAAGAAGATGATTGAGGCGAAGAAGCAGTATGAGAAAACTCCTACTGTAGAACTCGTGAAAGAGATTGCTAGATGTAATAATATCCAAATGGCAAAGAAGATCTCCCTCAACTCTGCCTATGGTGCTATCGGCAACGAACACTTCCGTTACTATCGTCTTGCTAATGCCGAGGCAATTACTTTGTCTGGTCAAGTATCAATTCGCTGGATTGAGAACAAGATGAACGATTATCTAAATAATCTTTTGCAAACTAAAGACAAGGATTATGTCATTGCATCTGACACTGACTCAATTTATCTTAACCTTGGACCTCTTGTTACTAAATTCTTTGGTAATAAGTCTGGCGATAAAGCAGCAATTGTGGGGATACTTGACAAGATCTGTCAAGAGAAGTTGGAACCATTCATCGAATCCTCTTATCAGGAACTTGCGAATTATGTTTCGGCATATGAACAAAAGATGAGTATGAAGCGTGAGAATATCGCTGATCGTGGTATCTGGACTGCGAAGAAGCGTTACATTCTTAACGTTTGGGATAGTGAAGGTGTTAGATATAAAGAACCCAAGATGAAGATCATGGGTCTTGAAACTGCCAGATCTTCAACTCCAGCTTATTTTAGAGATAAATTGTATGCAGCGTTTCAGATTATTATCGGCAAAACAAATGATGAACTTATCAATTTTATCAATGATGTTAGAGCAGAAACCAGACTGCGACCTTACGAAGAAGTCGCCTTTCCAAGAGGGGTCAACAATCTGGCAAAGTATCGTCACCCCACAGAGATCTACCAGAAAGGAACACCAATCCATGTGAGAGGTGCTCTTCTTTACAATCACTACGTGAAGAAACACAAGATTGAGAATAAGCATCCTCTTATTCAAGAAGGGGAAAAGATCAAGTTCATGTATCTCAAAACACCAAACTCTATTCATGAGAATTGCATTAGCTTTTTCGGTGAGTTACCTCAGGAGTTTGGACTAGAGAAGTATGTAGATTATCAGACACAGTTTGAAAAGTCGTTTCTTGAACCACTCAAGAATGTGCTACAATGTATAGGTTGGCAACACGAAAAAGTAATCACTATCGGGAGTTTCTTTGAATGAAAATCTTTGTTGTGACTTGGACTAATCATGTTGTTGGTCAGGTTGGTCCAGAAAATATCAAATGCTTTGAGAAGTTTGACACTGCTAGAGCATTTGCTAAAATGATGAGTAATGATTACTCTTACGTAAACATGTTTGAAGATGAGGTAAATCAATGGGATTCCTAGATACAGTAATTAAAGAGTCGGGCAATGAGTTTGCTAGTGTTGTTAGTGAGGGGGTTGCTGCTGGCGACATTACATCTTACGTTGACACTGGTTCTTATATTTTCAATGCCCTGGTTAGTGGTTCGCTTTTTGGAGGTCTTCCTTCCAACAAGGTTACTGCCTTGGCAGGAGAATCAAGCACAGGTAAGACTTTCTTTGCTCTGTCTGTCGTTGGTAATTTCCTTCGAGATAATCCTACTGGTGGAGTTATATATTTTGAGTCCGAGTCTGCTATCTCTCGTGAGATGATTGAGGAGCGTGGTATTGATTCCAAGCGAATGATTATGATGCCTGTTGCTACCATTGAAGAGTTCAGAACTCAGGCATGTCGCATCTTAGACAAATACATGAAAGAACCTAAAGATGAGCGTGTGCCTATGATGTTTGTGCTAGACTCTTTGGGTATGCTCTCCACCACTAAGGAGATGGAGGACGTTGCCAACGACAAGCAGGTTCGTGACATGACTAAATCTCAACTTATCAAGGGTGCCTTCCGTGTGCTAACATTGAAGCTGGGTCAAGCACAGGTGCCTATGATCGTCACCAACCATACATATGATGTGATCGGTTCCTATGTCCCCACAAAGGAGATGGGTGGCGGCACAGGTCTTAAGTATGCTGCTTCTACTATCATCTATCTTAGCAAGTCTAAGGAACGTGATAGCAGCAAAGAAGTCATTGGCAACATTATCAAATGTGAGGCAAAGAAGTCTCGTCTAACTATTGAGGGAAGTAAAGTTGCAACACGCTTATTTTTTGACGAGCGAGGTCTTGACAAATACTACGGATTATTGGAACTGGGTGAGGAGCACGGAGTATTCACCCGCAAGGGGAATCGTATCGTTATTGGTGAATCCTCTGTTTATCCTTCTGTTATTCTTGCTGATCCCGAGAAATATTTCACAGAAGAAGTAATGGCACAACTTGAAGAAGCAGCAAAACAAGAGTTTTCCTATGGCAGTTGAGCGTATTGAAGAAACTATCTTGCGTAACCTCCTTTTCAATGAGGAGTATTACCGCAAGGTAGTACCCTTTCTAAAAGCAGAATATTTTAATGAGTATCATGAAAGAATATTATTTGAAGAAGTTGCTGACTTTGCCAGTAAATACGACAAAGTACCTACTCAAGAAGTGCTCTCAATCAATCTCCAAAATAGAAACGATCTTACAGAAGACACATTTCAGAGTTCGTTATCTACACTCAAGTCCCTTGGAGACGAATGGGTTGACTTCAACTGGCTCCTTGATGCCACAGAAAAATGGTGCCAAGACCGAGCAATCTATCTCGCCCTCATGCAGTCTATCAAGATCGCAGATGGCGGCGATAAAAAACTATCAAAAGATGCGATCCCAAGTATCTTACAAGCGGCCTTGGCAGTATCGTTCGACGAACACATAGGACATGATTACATTGAACAAGCAGAAGACCGATATGACTTCTATCATCGCAAGGAAGAAAAAATCCCGTTTGACCTTGATAAATTTAACTTCATTACAAAAGGTGGTCTCCCTAATAAGACTCTCAACATCGCTCTTGCTGGTACAGGTGTCGGCAAATCTTTATTCATGTGCCATGTGGCTGCTGCCGCACTCACTCAGAACTACAACGTTCTCTACATTACATGTGAAATGGCAGAAGAAAAAATTGCTGAGCGAATTGACGCAAACCTTCTAAATGTTAATGTAAAAGATATTGTTGAACTTCCAGAAGTTCTCTTCAATTCTAAAGTCAATGAGATTGCTAGGAAGACAAGAGGTAAACTTATCATCAAAGAGTATCCCACAGCATCAGCACATGTTGGACACTTCAAGGCATTACTCTCAGATCTTTCCTTGAAAAAAGATTTCAAACCTGATATAATTTTTGTAGATTATCTAAACATCTGTGCTAGCGCGAGGTATAAAGGTGCCATTGTCAACTCGTACACATACGTCAAAGCGATTGCTGAAGAACTTCGCGGTCTTGCTGTGGAAAATAATGTACCTATTGTCTCTGCTACTCAAACTACTCGCAGTGGTTTTGGTAATAGTGATCCTGACCTTACCGATACTTCTGAGTCTTTTGGTCTTCCTGCCACTGCTGATTTTATGTTTGCCCTTATCAGCACTGAGGAACTTGAACAACAAGGTCGCATCATGGTCAAACAACTTAAAAACAGATACAACGACCCAACTGCCTCACGAAAATTCATGGTGGGAATTGACAGAGCGAAGATGAAGCTGTATGATGTAGCAGATGATGCTTCCTCTATCGGCATCAATAGCGAAGATCCTGGTGAGGACTTTGCACAATTTACACAAACACAAAACCGTTTATCCAAATTTGCTGAGTGGAATGTATGATTAATTTTAGTAATTATGAAGAGTTCGTGGCACAGGTTACTTCCAATGCTTCAACGAACTTTGTTGACT